TAGTCAAACTATAGGTTAATGTTTATTATATTGTATATTACTGTTTTAATTTTATTATCTTATTTAATAAGTTTAATTTAATTAATAAAGGAGCGATATGAAAAGATTAGATGGAATGTATCGAGGATATGATATCTTCGAAAAAGATAAAATGTGGAAAGTAGAATTAGAAGGTAAAACTATTTCTACTTTTGATAAAATAGAAGATGTTGATGGAAAAGCAAGTTGTATGAATGAAATAGATTGTATCAAACGTGAGGACTATCACGAAAGAGAAAGAAACATTCAACGAGTTGACGCACAAGTAAAAGCAACAAGAGATGGAGGAGTATGAGTAAATTTATAGACGTAAAATCACACAACAAAACTGTATTACCTAAAGATTTTAAAATGAATAAAATTCAAAAATCTCCAAGAATCAGTGAAATATCAGATGGTATGTTAGGGTTCGAATTTGATGGACAATATATAATAGATCCTACAATGGACGAAGCAGGGAGATATCCTGTTGATGGACAGAAATATTATAATATATCAAAAGTAGATGTTTCAAGAATGATAAAGAAAAACATGCCTCAAATATACAAAGATTATCCAGAATGGAAAAATAAGTAAAAAATATTGTATAACCTTATTTTCTATTCTATATTTTTAGATTAATTAAAAACTAACTAAAAAGGAGAACATAATGATACTGGAAAAACTAAAAGCAAATCAAGCAATAGAAGCTTATCCCGACGGTTGGACTTGTGTTACTTGCGGTGAGGAATACACAGAAGAAACTACCGAGGCAAAAGACTTTTACGCAATACATACAGAGCACGGAACGGAATGTTTAAAATGTGTAGATTAAACAATTAAAAAAAAGCAAGATAATGATAAAAAAAATGATAAAAAACTTATATAAAACAACATATGAAGATAAAGAAGTAGAGTATTGCTTGTGCACTCCTTTAGAAGAAGAATCGGAAGAAAAAAGATTAAAAAATCTTGGAGTTAAATTTACTACAAAAATAGTAAATCATTTAAAAAAAAATATATAACTAAAAAGGAGAAAGAAAATGACCAAAAAAGTTAAGTTCTGGAAAGTAGCTGTTTATTATACAGACAGATTAGAGGGAGGATCTGAAGAAGGTGGTTGGTATTTTACTGCTGGAGATAGAGTAAAGGAAGGTAAAACTCTATTTAAAGATATTAAAAAAGCTTTGAGGGCTTGTAGAATGTTTAATAAAAGGTTTGGTAAGAAAATTACTTCTTTTGAGTACGGGTTAATGGCAGATGTTTATTATCGAGGAACACCTGAATCGTTTCCTAAATACCCTCCTAGTTATAGTTAAAAATTATATTGTTTAACAAAAATTAATATTCTATATTTTTAAATTAATTAAAAACTAACTAAAAAGGAGAGCACAATGGAATATACTGGATACATAGTATTAAAATTTAACGATAAAGATATGGAAAAAGTTGACAGTCCTAAAAGACTATACGAAACTATTTTCTTAAAACCAGAAATGGATATCAATCAAAAAGAAAATTTAAGACCAGAAATTCTTCCTATATACACTTCACATAAAGAAGCAGAAGGTGACGCAGAATGGTTTTCTGGACGCACTAACGAAGATTACGGAACTATTAGAAAAGTCACTATTAAAATAGAAGAAGAAACTTACAACACTATTGAGTCCGAAAGAAAAACACTTAATAATTTAATAAGTAAATATCCAGAGGATAATCAAGCTTATAAAGATACATTAAAAGAAATATCTTGGTATAACAAAGATTAATAATCTATATTTTTAAATTAATTAAAAATAACTAAAAAGGAGACTAAAATGAAAAAGTTAATAGAAAAATTAAAAAATGTTTGTTTAGGAGAAACTTATTCTAGCAACATAGATAAAGAAAGTCCAATAGCTAAATTTACCAATTCAGAAGAAGATTCCTCTGGTAAAATTTTCTACGATTCAACAGAAAATATTACTATTTTAGATTTTTATGATGGTAGATATTTAACGAGTATAGCTTTCAAAGGTAAACAAGACGCCAATGAAATAATATATTATCATTTTTACCATACAGTTAAAAATAATTAAGATAATTAATATTGTTTAATAAAAGTTAATATTCTATATTTTTAAATTAATTAAAAACTAACTAAAAAGGAGAAAGTATGGACATTTCTAAAAAGAAAGTATGGGGCTACATAGTTAATAATTTAGACTTTAGACCTAAAGATAAAATCAGTCAAGATCCAGTAACCTACATGGCATTTCCTAGTAGATTTAATTTAGATTTCAACAGAGTAAATTCGAGTTATGAATCAATCTCTATTTTCTTAGATAAAGCATCAGCAGAAGAACACAGAGATTTCGTAGAGAGTAATACTGGTGAGACATGCGTAATCAAAGAAGTAGAAATTAATATAATATAGGAGACAACCATGAGTTTAATTCTTAAAAATAAAAAAGGTAAAGTAATAGAAAAGTGTGGATATGATGAACAAGATGGAAACATCTTCTATAATAATAAAAAGGTAGGTGTATTCGAATTAGAACACGATAGCGCCTTAGGAAGTTATTATCTATATACTATTGATAATGGGAAACAATATCACGACCATTATTTTATAGAAGAAAAGATCATTCAAGAGAATAATCTTTAATTTACAATCATAAAATAATCGTTATAGTAGGATAATTATGGCGATAACTATAGACCAACTCCATCAGACTAACGAAGCAACCTTAACCTCAATGGAAAGGAAGTTTTGTGAGGGTATAGCACAAGGAAAAGGTAAAAGAACCAGTGCTGTTGACGCAGGTTACTCTGAAACTTCTGCTCATGTACAAGCTGCCAGAAACTTAAAGAAAGATAAGATTATCCAGTTCATCGATAGATTAAGGGTTGATGCTAGACGCTTGACATCAGAAAGTGTGTCACAAGAGGTCGCTAAGCTTGACGTTGTGTACAAAGATGCTTGTGCCAAGAAACAATACTCTGCAGCGGTCAATGCGATAAGATTAAAATCTCAGTTGTTAGGGTTTTTGATTGAGAAGAAAGAAGTACAACATAGTACACTTGATGCGATGAACGATGATGAGATGAAAACATACTTAGACAAGATAGAAGAAGAACACAACATACAGTAATATAATATAATCCGCAACATACAATAACACGCCGCCGCCGGCCTTGTTGAAGTGTGGCTTGATGCTAGTTGCTTGTGTCAAGAGGCTTGTTGAAGTGTGCTTGAGCCTAGTGGATCAGTGTGGATCAAGGGCGCAAGATTGAGCAACGAGGATCAAGAATATAATAAAAAAATTGTTAGAAAAAGCTCTAAACAATTCCGTACGTTAAAATTTAAAAATAAGAATTAAAACGTTTTTTTTTTTTTAAAATAAATTATTAATTAATTTTATTAATTAAAAAGAAAGTTAGAAATTATGCTTATATACTATTTTAGAAAATTATTATTTACTCTATTATTATTATTTATTTATAGTTATATTATATTTTAATTTTATCTATTTACTTTAATTAAAAAATAATAGATAATTCTATTATCTTTTAAAAATAAAATCTTTTATAATTAAGAGAGTTTTTAAAAGAAATAAGAAAGAAGAAATAAGATGAAAATAAACGAAAAATTTTTAGTAGAATTAAAAAATACTACTATTAACGATTATACTAGAAAATATTATAATCTAAATATATCTAAAGAAAGTTATATTAAATTAGATAAAATAGCTTTTAAAAATAACTTAAAAAAATCTAAATTATTAGATTTAATTATTAAAAATATAGAAGAATAATAGTTTATAATTATTCTAAACTAGATAAATTATTTTAATTTTATCTATTTACTTTAATTAAAAAATAGTATTTAATATAATTATCTTTTAAAAATTAATCTTTTAATTAATAAAAGAGTTTTTAAAAGAATAAAAGAAAGCGAGAATAAAAGATGAAAAAAATAATAGAAAATAAAGTAGCGTTATCGTTTCGAGAAGATTTAGATACGAAAGTATTATATCGTTTATTTAATACTAAAAGAAATAATACTAAATCGTTCGATATTTACGAGAACGCTAAATTTAGTACTACTATTCTAGAAGCGTTTAATAACGATTATAGAAAAATCGATATCGATTACGATACTTTAGCTAATAAAAGATTTAAAAAAGCTAATTTAATAATCGATAAAGCTAGTTATTTAACTAAAGAATTAAAAAACGAATTATTAGATATTACTAATTCTAATAAAATCTTTTTTAAAACTAATAAAGTATCTAACGAGATTATCGAATTAAATAAATACTTCGAAGCTAAAATATTAGCGTTATAATCTAACTAAAAGAATTAAGCGTCTATTATTAATTTAATAGACGCTTTTTTTTTATTCTTTTTTTCTCTAAAATTTTTCTTACTCTAATAATCTAAGCGATTTAAAAAACGTATTAAGTTTAATTTACTTTAATTATATTAAGTTTAAAAAGCGAATTGTACTCTTAGTAGAGAAAGAGAGAGAGATAGTGATTAATGGCTTAAATGTGTATAAATTTTTGTGTAAAAAAAAAAAAAATTTTATATAAGTTTATAAAAAAAGAACTAGGTGATATTCAATGTAGGGAGACTTACCTGAATAGGGGTGATGGTGGGCAAACTTTTTTGTTTCTATAGTATCTAAAACGACTTAAATATAGGTATGTCTATTTCGATTTTGCTTCCTACAAGGAAAAGGGTACCCTTATTAAAAAAATGTGTAGAATCATTATTAGATAATGCTTCTGATCCTTCAAAAATTCAACTACTTTATGGAGTAGATGATGACGATCAAGATACAATAGATTTCTTAAAAGATGATAAACATCCAGCTAGGTCTGTAATAAAATTTCCAAGACAAGGTTATGAAAATCTACATTTGTATAATAATGCTCTAGGAGCCTATGCCCAAGGCAATTGGATAATGTTCTTTAATGATGATGCGATTATGCAAACAAAAAATTGGGATTTAGAAATCAATAAATTTGATGGACAATTCAAGCTTCTTAAAGTCAAAGAACAAACTGGACATCCTTATAGTATCTTTCCTATAGTTCCCTACGATTGGTTTAGATGTTTAGATCATTTAAGTTTGCATGGTCAAAATGATGCATGGGTCTCTGAGGTTGCTTACATGTTAGATATAATGCAAGAAGTTGATATAAATGTTTTTCATGATAGAGCTGACATCACGGGTAACAATAATGATGATACTTTTAAAGAAAGGATTTATAAAGAAGGGAACCCTGATCAAGAAGGTGATCTTCATCATCAAAAAATGATAAATTCTAGATTTGCAGATGCAAGTAAGCTATCTTGGTTTTTAGAAAAAATTGGACAACCATCTTTACATTGGAAAAAAATTACAAAAAAAGAAATTAAACCATTTATTAAATTAGAAGAAAAATTTTTAGAGTATCAAAAAAGTGGCTCGATAGGAGCGGGAAAACAAGATGCGAGAACCTCAGATCAAAGAGAAGCTAAAGACAGCTATAGAATTATACAAAAAGACTAAAGATAAAAGAGCTGGCGAAGTTATAGAACACCTTACTAAGATACTATCAACTTCTAAAGCAAGGAATAGTTTATTAGATTATGCAAAGCATGTATATCCTGGATACAAGGATCCAGCTCATATAAAATTAATTGCAAAAAATTTAGAAGCTCTAGAAAAAAACGAGATAAATAGATTAGCAGTCTTTATGCCACCAAGGCATGGAAAGTCAATGTTATGCTCAGAGTTTTTTCCAGCATGGTATTTAGGAAATAATCCAAACGAATTTGTCATTCAATCTACTTATGCTCAGGAACTTGCTGATGACTTTGGACGTAAGGTCCGTAATCAGATAGCCTCTCCTGATTTTAATAATGTTTTTCCACAAGTTGGCTTACGTGCTGATTCAAGTTCTGCTAAACGATTTCATACTATGCAAGGTGGAACGTACTCTGCGGTAGGCGCAGGAGGAGCGATTACAGGTAGAGGTGCTCATTTACTTATTATCGATGATCCAATAAAGGGAAGAGAGGACGCTGAGTCCGAGACACAAAGACGTAATCTAGTAGAGTGGTATAAGTCAGTCGCTTACACTCGACTTCAACCAGGTGGTAAAATTATTATAGTTCAAACAAGATGGCATCAAGATGATTTAGCAGGACACATTTTAGCAGAGAGTAAAGAAGATTGGAAAGTTTTAGATTTACCAGCGATAGATGATAAAGGAAATGCTTTATGGCCAGAGGCTTATTCAAAAAAAGATTTAGAAAAAATTAAAGATACAGTAGGTCAACGTGTATGGCAAGCTCTTTATCAACAACAGCCAAGTAATGATGAAGGATCCATTATCAAAAGAGAGTGGTGGAATATTTATGAAAGTGAAAAAATTCCTTCGCTATCTTATGTGCTTCAATCTTATGATACTGCGTTCTCTACAAAAAGTTCTGCTGACTTTTCAGCGTGCACGACTTGGGGAGTTTTTAATGCTCGTGATGAAAGTAATCAACCTTATGCTGCTGCTATATTATTAGACGCATGGAAAGAAAGATTAGAATATCCTGATTTAAGAAAGAGAGCACAAGAAAGCTACGAAGAATGGAAACCCGATCAAGTCCTTATAGAACAACGTGCCTCTGGTCAATCTCTTATACAAGATATGAGAAGATCAGGAGTTCCTGTAGTTACCTTTAATCCAGATAGAGATAAAGTTTCGAGAACTCACTCGATAGCTCCCATGTTCGAAGGTGGGTTAGTCTTTACAATGGACGAGGATTGGACTAAAAGTGTATTAGATGAATCGGGATCTTTCCCTTATGGAAAGCATGATGACATACACGATACCTGTGTTCAAGCTTTGATGCGTATTCGTGATGGCTTTTTAGTAACACACCCTGATGATCCTGACGATGAAGATTATGAACAAAAAAAATATAATAAAAAAGACAAACATTATTACTCTTAATAGGTATAGACCTTTTAAAGATAAGCCACCTACTACTTTAGAAGTAGAACAAAGACAAGATGATGAAGTTGTTTTAGGTCTAAATGATGCATGTCTCCAGATTATAGAAAAAATGGATCTAAAAGGATATGCTCTAATAGCCTGGGATGCTAAAGGAGTTCCTTGTATTTCGTGGTCTTGTAGCCATAATAAATCGCCTATTAGCGAAATGTTACTTCCTACCTTTACACAGTCATGTTTTCAGAGTATATTAAATAAAAAATTAAGCACAACGGAGGATTTAAAAAATGAGTAACCCATTTACAAGACAGAGTATTAGTAATCATAATACTAAAAACTATTCGGTAGAAGATGTTAAAAAATCTAATGCAAGATTTTATGAAAAAAATCCTGGAGCTATCGAGCCTGCAGCAATGATTAAAAAAGCTATGCAGAATTCTGACGATGAAGTAGTATTACAACAAACAAGAAAAGAAAATGAAATGGAAAATTTTATTGGAAAACTAAATATAACTGGGAGTATATATTAATGACTAAAACAAAAATGACTACTAGAACACCTGTTCAGTATAATTCAAGTGGAGCTGCCGCTGGTTTCGGACCTGAAGCACATCCACCAAAACAAGATCCATCTGCTGCTAAAACTATTCAAGACAAAGTAAAAGGCAACTCTGATTTTAATGCAGATAACAAAGCTTTTATTTCTAAAATTAAAAGAGGTTAATTATGGGTATAGAATCAGGTCCTTTAAAACATAAAGATATAGTTATAAAAAAAATTAAAGAAATATTTAAACCCTCTAATAAAGATGATTCAGCTTATTTACAATCTCCTGTTATTGATAAAGTAAAGCCTAAGCCTAAACCATCTAAAGAAGCTGGTACTAATTCTTATGCTAAAGACAATCAAGCAACAATTAAAAAATTAAAAGCTTAAATGAAACTAACAGGAGGAGCAGGCGGCGGACTAGGAAGATTACAGAACTCTAGAGCAGCAGCTCCTAAAAAAATTAAAAAGAAAACAAAGGTTAAAAAATATGTCAAGAAGAAATAAAGATGATGATTACGAAGATACTAAAGTAGAGAAATCTTTTGATGATGAAGGTAACACTATTGTAGCTGATGCTGATATACCAAGTCCTAATAAAAAAAATTTAAATGTAATTAGACAAATCGGTAATAAAGCTGGAGATAAAAATTTTCCTACTACTAAAGAATTATTAGATGGTAAACAAAAACCAGCTAAGGTTATTGAATTAAAACCTAAACAAGGTTAAATTAATGGCCAAGCAAAACTTCGGCTTTTATACTAAAAGAGATAATCCTAAAAAAAGACCAGGCGTTCATAAGAAATCTAAAAACAAATCTGAAAAAAGACAACAAAAACAAAGCAGATATAAAGGCGGAGGTAAATAGTATGCAAGAATACGTATGTGCTGATGGAAGAATGTCTGTTAATGGTATGTGTTCTATACCTAATCAAGGTAATAATAATATA